TACTAAAAGATTATCAGCTGAAGATTGGTTAGTATGGAAAGAATACCTGAAAGAACTAACTGATTTATTATTAGAACCCAATGGAAATTATCAAAAATGGGTATGGGCAACCTTATCAGATAGAGAGGTAGAAGTAAGGGAAAGAGTAGCAAAAGGTAAATACCAACCAAAAATAGAATATTAGTATGAAGAATAGTAAAGTTACAGTAAGAGTAATAAAGGGTGATATAAACAAAGCCCTTAAACGATTTAAGAGTATGGCATTTAGTGTAGGACATTTAGATGAATACAAAGATAGAAGAACATATACTAAACCTAAGACAGTAAGAAGAAAGCAGAAGTTAGATGCTATACGAGCAGAGAAACGAAGTGTTCAACAACAAAATGAGTAGTAGATGTTATAATAGTTAAATACTAGGATAGTACTATGGGATTTAAAAAAGGTAAAAATTGGAATGGAAATCAGTTTGGAAGGCCAAAAGGTTCAGCCAATCGTTCCTCTGAGATGCAGAAGGTTAATATACAGCGTATGATTAATGAGGGTTTAGATTATATGAAAGAAGATTATCATAAACTCAGAGAACAAGACCCTGCCAAAGCACTTGGTTTACTTGTTAAGTTGTTTGAGTATTCTTTACCGAAATTAAAATCAACTGAAATGAAATTAGATGCTGATGTAAATGCAAAGGTAGAACAGATAACGGTAGAAATTATACAAAAGGGTAAAGATGGAACTGAACATAAAGACGAGTAAAACTTTTACTGATATACTATACGGTCCTCGTATTTGTATTCTACAAGGTGGAACTCGTTCATCTAAATCTTACTCCGCAGTTCAATACCTTATTGTACAGGCTTTAGAGAAGCAGGGATTGATGATTTCCATTGTAAGGAAATCATTCCCCTCTTTAAGAATATCTGCTCTTAGAGACTTTAAAGGGATAATGAAGGGGTTCGGTATATGGGATGAAGATAAGTGGAGAGCAACAGAGAACTCTTACTTTTTTGATAATGGTAGTATAATAGAATTCCTTTCAGTTCAAGATTCAGAAAGAAGAAAAGGAACAAAGAGAGATATATTATTCATTGATGAAGCTAATGAGCTAGATTATGAAGATTACTTCCAACTCTTTATAAGAACAACGGATAAAACCATATTAGCATATAACCCCTCCTTCCCACCACAAACGCATTGGATAACTACACAAGTACACCCACACCCAGAGGCACAGTTGTACATTTCTACTTACAATGATAATCCGTTCCTTGAAACAAATATAGTTCGGGAGATTGAACGCCTGAAAGAAACATCACCTTCTTATTGGACAGTGTATGGAACAGGCGAGTTCGGTATGAGTGAAGGCTTAATCTTTGATAACTTTACTACTATTGATATTATACCAGAAGAAGCAGAACTAATAGGTTATGGTATTGACTGGGGATATACCAATGATGAAACTGCTATGATAGCATTGATGAAGTTTAATGAAGGAATTATCTTACACGAAATCTTTTATCAAAAAGGATTACTAACTTCGCAGATTGGTAGTATGATTAAAAATACATTTGAAATGTTAGGTACTGCACAAGTAATTGGAGATTCATCAGAACCTCGTACAATTGATGAAATCTTCCGTATGGGTATAAACATCAAACCTGCTGTAAAAGGTAAGGACAGTATCGTAAATGGTATTGATATAATGAAACAGCATAAGATATACATTACAAAGAACTCAAACAATTTGATAGATGAGTTTTATTCGTATCAATGGATGAAAGATAAAGCAAACAATCCAATAAATGTGCCAGATGGTAGAAGTAAAGACCATGGGATTGATGCATCAAGATACATTTGCTCGTATATGCTATCACAGAAGAAGAAGAATTATGGTACATATAGTTTAAGTTTTAGATAATGACCGATTATACAAATGAGCAAGTAGAACATCTTTGTTGGAAGATAGAGAAACTAACAAGTGAACTAACTTTGGAAAGAGGTAAGGTCATTAAACAAAGAGGTGATATACTACAACTCAAATCACATATAGGTCACTTGAATATGGAATTACAAAGAAAAGAAAATAACAATATAGAAATAATAGATATAACTTATGAAGAAACAGATAGAGATTAGAGTACCCGTTGATTACTCAGCAATAACTTTTAAGAAATGGATGAAGTTGCAGAAAGAGTTGAAGAACTACGAAGGAGAAGAAGATGCACAGAATATGATATTAGTATCACATTTATGTGATTTATCAACTGATGTGATAATGAAATTAGATGAAGGAACATTGAGTAAGATAAAGCAAGATTTATATTCCTTCCTAAACACCACAGATTACAAATTACAGCGTATCGTTAAGATAGGTGATGTAGAGTATGGATTTGAACCAAACCTCTCTAAAATGGCTTATGGTGCTTATTTAGATATAAGTAAGTTTAAGGATATACAGATGAATGATGACTGGTTATCTATTATGCAGATACTATACAGACCAATAACTAAAACCAGAGGTGCCCTATATGAAATAGCACCTTATACTGGTTGGGAAGAATGGAATAAAGAAATGTGGGAAGAAGTGAGTATGAACGTTCACTTTGGTGGTTTTTTTTTCTTCACTCGTTTATACAAGACCTTATTGAAAAGTATCCTGAACTCTACGATGAACCAGATGGAGACATATCCCAGCATCAAATCAATTTTGGAAGAAAGTGGGGAGATTATTCATCAGTTGTCCAACTCGCCGGAGACGATTTACTCAAGCTTGATGAAGTAACCCAACAACCATTAGAACAATGCCTTTTGTATTTAGCGTATTTAAGTGATAAACAACTGACAGAGAAGTTATTACATAAAGAGATGTTGGCAAAGTATAAAACCAAGTAATTGATATACGATTTGAATTGATTGGATTGTTATATTCATAAAGAAACTCAGTATGTCATACTTTAGAAAGTTAAGAAAAGATAAAGATAGTGGTATTTACATCGGGCCAACCCAAGGTTTATCCTCTCCAAAGAACTCAAGGAGGGGATGCCTTTGTTTAGATTCCAATAAATACTCAACTGATTGCTGTGATGGTTTACTAATCAATCAAGGAATTGGTAAGATAGAAAGTACTATAACTAATAGGGGTGCATACTCAAGTGCATTCTCCAACGCATTTGATATAACAACAATAGAATAAGATGAGCGATAAGACAAAAGCACAACTGACAGGGGAGAACCAAAGTAGTTTTCCCAATAACAATGCAGGAGCAATTACTGCTGAAGCATTAAGAAACTTTAACCAAGATATAATTGATTCAGTTGCATTAGATGTATCTGCCTCCTTTACTGGTGGTATAACTGTTGAGGGTAATGTTACTGCATCAGCATTCGTAGGGGATGGTAGTGGTTTAACTAACCTACCACCCCAAACTGTACCGAGTGGAGTAGTAAGTGGAAGTTCTCAAATAGACTATCCACTTATATCAAATATACCGAGTGGTATAGTATCTTCATCAGAGCAACTACCAAGTGGTTTAGTAAGTGGTTCATCACAAATAGATTATCCACAGATAAGTAATATACCAAGTGATATAGTTTCAGGTTCATCACAACTAACCGCATCTTATGATGACAGATACCAATTAAGTGGTAGTGATACACCTTTACCAAGTGGTGTAGTAAGTGGAAGTTCACAGATAGATTATCCTTTGATTAGTAATATACCAAGTGGTATAGTTTCATCATCGGAACAACTACCGAGTGGATTGGTAAGTGGTTCATCACAGATAGATGTATTACAGACAACGAATATAGCACAGATTGCAACCACAGGTTCTAATACCTTTAATGGTAATCAAATAGTAAATGGTGTAGTAACTCAAAACTTTGATGCACCAACATCAAATAATCAATACAATTTCTTCAACATTGAAGATATGACATTTGATAATGGACTTGATTATACCAACTCAGGATTTAATATGCAACATTATGGTGGTGATACAAGTAACTATAAGAAAGCATTAGTATGGGAGTTTTGGGATTCATTTGGATATAACTATGGTGCAGATATATCAGCTAACCCTAAGAGAGTAGGTATGACAATGGTTCCTTCTGGTTCTGGATATACTCAACAATCTTATGTTGAAGTAATACAACCAAGCCTAACAAGTGGAACATCTGAATTGAAAATGGCTGGTCCAACAATTAATATTGGAGATAATAATGGTTTTCCAACAACATCAAACATTCAATTAGTAGGTACACAAGTAGATGTATATGGTAATATAAATTTAGTAGGTACACAAGTAGATGTATATGGTAATATAAATTTAGTATCTACAGAGGTAAATAAGACTGGAGCTGTACAATTTTCATATAATAACCCATCGGGTTCATCTACAACTTTTAGAATGGGTGCAGATGATTTAAATAACGCCCTAAGTAAGTTTGAGGCACAAGGTGATTTTATACAATTTGGTACTATTATAGGTACTAATATTGGTTTTGGTAATGATACTGAAACTGAAATAATCTCATTTAGTGCAAGTGGTTCAAGTGGAGCATTAACAATAGAACCTACTGAAATAACAATGGGGGAACAATTAGTTCTTTCTAACTACGCTTCTTTAGATTTTGCAGATGATGCAGCAGCCGCTACAGGTGGAGTTCCATTAGGAGGTGTCTACCATAACAACTCAGATTTAAAAATAAGAGTAACATAAAAAGGAAATAAAATTATGATAGAAGAAATTAAAACTGAATTAGGAATAAGTGAATTACCTGAAGGAGTTGATTTAGTAAGATTAGAAGAACTCTGGTCCAACGAAGAAACAAAACAATATGCTATAAGACATGTAGCTCACTTTTTATAATATACCAATCGGTATAAAAAAATAAGTATAAACCAATATAACTTTGTTATATTATTAAATTAAAAACCAAAAAGATTATGAACTCAAAAACAGTATTAAGCAAAATCAAAACAATGCTATCTTTAGAAAAAGAAGTAAAGTTTGCCTTTGCAAAATTAGCTGATGGAACTATACTTGAATCTCCAACATTTGATGTAGGTGAAACAGTAGAAGTAGTATCAGAAGATGGAACTAAAACTCCTGCACCAGATGGTGAGCATGAATTGGAGTTAAGAGATACGGAAGGAAATGAAACTCGTATCAAGATTTTTACAGAGGGAGGTGTTATCACCGAACGTGAGAATGTAGAATTAGAAGAAGAAACTATTGAAGCAGAACCATTACCTGGTGACCCAACTGAAATGGCTGAAGAAGTAACTGAAGAAACAGAAGATGAAGTTACTATCAATCTTGAAGAAGTTGTTGAAACTATCGAAAAGATGTCTTACAGAATTGATGAGTTAGAAAAGAAACTCGCAATGGCTGAAGAAATCAAAGAAGATATCATTGAGGATATGGAAGAAGATAAAATGTTAGATGGTGCACCAATTGAAGCTTCTAACTTTAGAAGAAAAGAAATCAAAGTAAAATCAGCAGGGTATCACAACTCTGTTTTATCAAAATTATACAATAACTAACAAAGAAATTAAAATGAAAAAAAGAGAATTATTTTCAGCAGGAAATCCAAGCATAACTACAACTTATGCGGGTGAAGCGGCAGCAGATTATATTGCAGCTGCTTTGTTAAGTGCAAAAACACTTGACCAAGGTTTGATTACCATCAAACCAAATGTAAAATTTAAAGAAGTTATCCAGAAATTGGATGTAGCTGGTATCGTTCAAGATGCTTCTTGTGATTTTGTAACTTCAGGATCAGTTGCAATAACTGAAAGAATACTTGAACCAAAAGAATTACAAGTAAACCTTTCTTTATGTAAGCAAGAATTTGTTGATTCATGGGAAGCTTTATCTTTAGGATATTCTGCTTTTGATGAAATCCCAAGAAACTTTACAGATTATTTAGTATCTTATGTAGGTGGTAAAGTTGCAGAAGCAACTGAAACTTCAATCTGGCAAGGTACTGCAGTAAACGGACAGTTTTTAGGATTTAACTCATTATTTAATACTTCAATCGCTGCAGCAGCTGCTGATTCAGTATTAGCAACTGGAACAAGTGGTTCAGTAGATTCTACTAACGTATTGACTAAACTAAATGATGTATATGGAACTATTCCTGATACAGTATTTGGAAAAGAAGATTTAGTAATCTATGCAGCAACTAACGTTGTTAAAGCATACCAAACAGCTTTAAGTGGTGTTGTTAATGTTGGTTCATTCAACAACCAATTAAACGTTGGTGAGAAGCCTTCTAACTTCCAAGGTATTGAAATTGTTCATGTACCAGGAATGCTAGCATCTACTATTGCAGCAGCACAGAAATCTAACCTTTTCTTTGGAACTGGCTTATTATCAGACAGAAATGAAGTTCGTGTTTTAGACATGGCTAATCTTGATGGTTCTCAAAACTTTAGAGTTATAATGAGATACACCGCAGGAACTCAATTCGGTATTGGACAAGACATCGTTTACTACGCAGGATAACAACACAATAAGGGTGGTGATTAAACCACCCTTTTTTATAACTAATTAAACACAGGACAAAAATTATGGCATGTTTACTCACTAACGGAAGAGAAGAACAATGTAAAGAGTCAGTTGGAGGTTTACAAGCAGTATACTTTATCAACTATACTTCTGGTTCATTCTCTAAAGATGGAAACGGAGAGATAAATAACTTATCTGGCTCTACCGTTTACAAGTATGAATTAAAGGGAACAAGTGCATATACTGAAACTGTGAACTCATCTCGTGAAAACGGAACAACTTTCTTCTCTCAAGAAACAACTTTGAACTTGAAGAAACTAACTAATGAGATGACAACTCAATTAAAACTATTGGCTTATGGTAGGCCTCAAATTATATTATGGACAAGAAACGGAGATGCTTTATTAGCAGGTGAAACGAATGGATGTGATTTAACTGCAGGAACTATTCAGACTGGAGCAGCATTAGGAGACCTTTATGGTTATTCTATTACAATGACAGGTGAAGAAAAACTACCAGCAGCATTCTTGAGTGGTTCTACTACAACAGACCCATTTGCAGGATTGATTGGAGCACCAACAATAGTATCAGTATAACGAATATATACCTTTCATTATATATTATTTTCTAGATTGTTTAAAACCCTTACCTTTATTGGTAGGGGTTTTTTCATTATATAGTTCTTACCGATTGTTATATTATAGATAAACCAAGATAATATATAGATAATGCTTAGTTATTACATCTCCCAATCAAATGAATTCACCATTAGAACCGAAAACACGAGTTCTACTGAACTTTCATTACATTTAGATAACCTATACACCAACGTAACGAGTTCGTATAACCTGAGCGGTTCTTATACCTTTACTGGTTATGAGAACTTATTAGTATTCTCTCAATCATTGGAAGGTATTGCTGAAATAGGTGATGAGTATTTAGCAACTATAATAGATAGTGGTTCAGAGATATGGAATGGAAGTATCCAAGTGTATAAACAACAAGTGATAGTTAAAGAAGATTACTTGACACAGAACGATGGGTATGTATCAGCAGAAACAGATAACGAGTATATAGTAATTGATTAAAGAATATGAAAAAAGAACAAAACTTTTCGGTATTAAACTTCTCAAGACAGTCAGTGCCAATAGTAATGGAGGATACCAAAACAAGATATAATTGGGTTCCGGTAGGAATATATGACCAAGATGATTTCTTTGAGATGTTGACTGATGCATATAATACCTCAACCACTAATGCAGCTTGTATAGAAGGTGTATCAGATTTGATATATGGTAAAGGGTTAACAACAACTGATGTCCTTTTCAAAGAAGAATTATCAAGGTTGATTCCAGCAGAAGATTTAAGGAGAGTATCCTTTGATGTGAAACTATATGGTAATGCTGCATTCCAAGTAGTATGGAATAAAGAACATACCAAAGTTAAGAAACTATACCACGTTCCAGTCCAAACTTTAAGAGCAAAGAAATTAGAAATATCATCTAAAATAGAAACTTACTTTTATTGTACTGATTGGAGTGATACTAGAAAACATAAAACAAAGATAGAAATACCAGCCTTTGGAACATCAAAAGAAGAAAGAGAAATACTTTATATTAAAGAGTATGAACCAAATAGGTATTACTACTCTTTACCAGATTGGATTTCTGCATTACAATATTCCATTTCAGAAGCAGAGTTAAGTAATCTCCACGTCAATAACATTGAGAATGGATTTCTTCCAACTGCAATGGTAAACTTTAACAACGGAGTTCCTGCACCTGAAGAAAGACAGACAATAGAAAGTTTATTAGAAGCCAAGTTTACTGGAACTTCTAACGCTGGTAGGTTTATGGTATCATTTAACGATGATGCAATCAACAAACCAACCATAGATGTAATACCAACAGAGAACCTGCATGAGAAATACCAGTATGTTGCTGAGTATGCACAAGATAGAATACTTGTTGCACATCGTATAGTATCTCCTTTATTGTTTGGTATAAGAACTGCAAACAATGGTTTTAGTTCTCAATCAGATGAAATGAAAACTGCATTTAGTATTATGCAAACAATGACAATTTTTCCATTCCAAAACCTTTTGTTAAACGCAATAGATAAAGTGTTTATAGAAGGTGGTATTGGTAAGAAAGATTTATACTTTGAACAATTGACACCTTTAGTAATCTTATCAGAAACTGCAGAAGAAACAGATTCTACCATAGAAGAGGTGCAAGATGATGTTGATACAAGTATGGAGAATACTGAAACAACACAAATGGAAGATGAACCAAAGTATGTAAGACCGAGTGATTATGGTTTTAGTAAGAATTACGATACAGAAATAGTTAAATAAAATTAAGATATGGCATTTGGATTACTAATAACACGAAACGATATAATACGCAATACTCCATTAGGTGGAGCAATTGATGCTGATGCACTACTTCCCTTTGTTCGTACTGCACAAGAAAAGTATATATTAAACCTTTTAGGAACTGTCTTGTATAATAAATTACAAGATGATATAGAAGCACAAATACCTTTTACTGGTATATACGAACAATTGGTAAAAGAATATGTTAAACCAACTTTGATATGGTATGGGTGTGTAGAGTATATACCATTCTCAGCCGTTCAATTCAAATCAAACGGAGCAGTTAAACAACAAAGTGAAACTGGCATATCACCAAGTAAAACAGAAGTTGATTATTTATTAAACAAAGCCCTAAACAATGCTGATTATTATGCAACAAGATTGCAAGATTTCTTAATTGCATATTCAAACCAAATACCTCAGTATTTAGCATCAGTAGGAAATTCAACACAGATATACCCAGACCAAGCGAACCAGTACTTTGGCGGAATAGAATTATAAGATATGGCGAATTTAGTATACAATAGTGGAGAGAACTTATCACTTTATTATAATGTTTTAGATTACTTTAAAACAATTATGAAGAACCACCCGCAGATAGCACACGTATCGCAAGGTGATGTTTTTGGTATTGATGATAAAGAGTTCCCAATGTATCCAATTGGGAACGTATTGATTAGTGGAGCAACCTTCGGTGATAAATCAACCGAGTATGGTATTCAGTTGATTATTGCTGATAAGTTAAAAACATTAGAGAACGAAAGTGATGGTAGAACCAATGAACAAGTAGTTCCCTTTTATGGTGTTGATGATGTAGTAGATATACACGCCAATACAATGGGTATTCTAAACGATTTAACGAGCTTTACACAGAAATCGGTAGAAGGTATAGAGATTAACGGAGATGTTGTCTGTGAACCCTTTGCTGAGAGATTTAACAATGGGTTAGCAGGTTGGAGTGGAGTATTTACTATTACAGTCCATAATGATAAGAACAGATGCCTTTTTGATTTATACCCAAGTGAGTAATGAAAACCCTTAAAGATGTAGCAAAGGTTTATTTAGGAGAGGTGTTAAGAACCATCAATCCTGGTGTGCCTTATAACTCATATAAGACAGGTTCATCTCGTGCATATGATACTGGTAATTTATTCAATCGTATTGCAGGTTCCAATCAAATAAATAACATAGGTAAGTTAGGTAAAGATAAGAAATCTTTTACTCTTAACATAGATATAGCACCCAATGGTGCAGTATATGGCCAGTATGTTCATAATGGAACTTATAAAATGAGAAAGAGACCCTTTGCACAGATAGCTGCTGAATCTCCTGCTGTTAAACAAGCCATAGATGATTATATGAATGGAGTTGTAGAAGCAGAGGTTCAAATTGAGTTTGATATGTTAGATAAAAGATTTTCTCAAGCTGGTTTTACTGTAAGTTAGTTCCATAACATTTATTCTATTGTTGGTTATAATAGAAAAGAAATACAGATATGGCTTTTAATATAACTCAACAACCAACAGGTTCATCACCCGTTCTAACTCAATCACCCGTACCCTTTACATTGTTTGAGGATGGAGCTGTTATTACATCTCAATCATTTCAGTATATATTAGACTTAAAGTTTTGGAGAGGTGCTTGGGATACAAATGAGCCAACTGCATCTCAATATACATTAGAAAAGTTCCCTAACGAAAGTGATAGAGGTATTTTTGATGTTGGAAGAATTCTTAATTCAGAATTCCAACAACCCGTTCAAGAATTGGCATCAAATGTATTAAACTTTAAGGCTGATGCGTATTGGAGATGGTTTAGTGGTTCAGTAGCACAGACAGGTTCACATATTACAACTGATACTTTTTATTCATTAGATGGGTATAACTTATTTGGTGAAACTATAAATCAAAATGAGTCTTTTTATTCTAAACCTTGGTCAATTATGACTGATGGTCCAACAACACAATCTTTTAGTGATGATGATTTATCTTATGGTAATTTATCCGTATATACAAATACAACTGATGTCATAAACGATTATAGTGTAAATAGAATTTTATATACTTCCAATTTAGGTTCAGCAACCTTAAACTTAACCGCATATACATCTTCATATAACCAAATACAAAATATACCAATCGGTATATTAGAAACTGCGTTTCCTCTTTCAACAAGTGGATTAGAATACTTTACAGTTCAAGCTGCGAGTGGTAGTGTAGGAGTTGGAACACCTATTAGATTTGAGTATAAGTGTAAAACTAAATACGATAATATAAGAATTAAGTGGAAGAATAGATATGGGCAGTTTGATTACTTTAACTTTGATTTAGTATCTCGTAAAGATTTCTCAACTGAAACTAAACAATACCAACCACAATTAGGTAGTTGGGGTGGAACTTCATTATCTTATCAATCATACGATACTGCAATACAGAATTATGCAACTGATGTTAAACAAACTATTACAGTAAATTCAGATTATATAAGTGAAACTTATAATGATATATTTAAACAACTATTAGTTAGTGATGAGATATACATTATGGAGTATTATACAAATGCATTTGGAACACGAACATTAGTAACAACACCAATTACAATACAGACATCATCAGTTCAGTTTAAGACACAGAAAGTAGAAAAGCTGATACAATACCAATTCCAATTCCAATACGGACAAGGATATAAATTACAATTTTAAGATATGAGTTTAAGAACTGCTAAGGCATTTACATTTAGATTAGTTTGTAATGGAGTTCAGTTGGATACATTCCAAGATGAAGAAATTACAGTTAGTGATAATGTCACAGGCTTATTTGATGTTGGTGAATTGCCAAGTGATTTTACAAGACAGATTATGTTGCCAGGTACAAAGAAGAACAATGCATTCTTTGAACACGTATATGACATCTCTGTCACCAATCCTTATCTGTGGAAAACAAATGTAAAGGTAGAGGCATACTTTGATTTTGATGGTATTTATGTATCACAAGGGTATTTGCAGTTAAACTCTGTCAATATGTTGAACAACAATAGAGTAGATAGTTACGAAGTAACTGTCTTTGGTTTATTATCTTCATTTGCAAGAGATATAAATAAAACGTTTTTAACCGATTTAACGAGTCTTAGCATCTATAACCATACAAGTAGTATCTACAACATAGAACAATCGTGGAGTGGTTCCAATGGTGGTTTATTTGATGGAGATATAGTTTATCCTTTGGTAGATTATGGACAAGCAATTGCATATCAATCAGGAGTAATAGGAACTGGCTTTGGTATAGATACAGATAATGGTGCATTATCTGTTCAAGATTTCAAACCAGCAATTAGAGTAAAGAAAGTATTTGATGCAATCTTTGAACAATTTGGATATAACTACGAAGGTGAGTTTTTATCATCATCATTCTTTGATAATGAATATATGGTATGTGATAATGGATTTAAAACTCCATTTTATCCTGGCTTTGGTGTTAATGGTTTAGATACATTTAACCAAGTTCAGTTAGCACCCATTAGTGGTTCTTCAACTGTTATTATGGCACCTTCCACTTGGATTACTTTACCTTATCAAAGTATAGAGTTTGACCCATATAATATAATGAGTAGTGGTTCATTAGGGCCGTTGTATTCATTACAAAGACAATCTCCGTTAGAATGCACCTTGAAGTTAAACTTTCAAGTAACTGGTTCAGTCGGAATTCCACAATTTACTTTTAGAACATATACTACTGCAAGTACTTTTACCGAAGTAGATTTACCACAAATCAATTCTTATTTAAGACAACAGAATTCAGTAAATGGACAGACAGGAGCTCAGGTATATACTTTAACTGAAAAGTTTAAGACAAGCAAACAGAATATAAACGATTTATATTTTAGTATTGGTTATACCACGTTTGATGGTACTGATTTTTTAGTAATTCTAAATCCAAATGGTAATACAGAAGGTAGATTTACAGTTGATAAATTAACTGAAGCAGCTGATTATAGA